GTTTGAGCTCAACTCGACGGGGTGGCGAGTATTCACCAACGCGGGAACGCGCATCGCGAGACATAGTCTTGCGAAGCATTTCCTCCCAATCATCGTTTCTTGTCTTAAAGACAATCGGACGAATGGTGCGCGATAGAACCTCAATTCGCTGATAGGCGGTATTATACCTCCATTTCAAACGAGTTCGGTTATATGACGCGGCGTTACAGCCTGGAACAAAAAGCGCATGAGCATTACGCTCACGGTCAGGGTCGTAAGACCCTGGCTCTTTGTACTGAGTAGTGACAGGTATCGGTCCGTAAAAGGCCTCTAAAAGGTCTCTTACAAACTTCGCCGTCTCCAGGAAGCCTCTAGCTTGGAATACATTAGCATAGCTAATGTACGAGCTATAGGTGGTTGGTGATGGAGGTGACCACACGGTCCGCAGCTTCTGCGGAGTAACATCAACGCCTTTGTAGGCATCCATGCCACAAGACTCACGCAAGTGAGTCCTCGTGTAACAACACTTGGCTTGGTTGAACATTAGTCCAAACTTACCAAATGAACTGAACAAGAGGGATTCAAAACCCTCTCGCACAATTATATCATCTCCATAGACATAGACGGACTTGGCCGCTAACTTTAGCGGCATACGCCCATCTACCTTTAGGGTAGCCACGGCTAGAGCATAAAACACGAGACTCTCCACTGGGAAGCATAATGCTGATCCCATTGGAGCGAACTTGTTCATATGCAATAGCCGACCATTCGGAAGCTTTGTCTCCGACGTTCTTGTAGCCAGTAAGGCCTCAAGAAGAGGAGTCCCCCCGAAGAGCTCTTTTACGAGCTCCAGGGAAACCCTGTCGGAAGCTTCCTTCATATCAAGTGTTGACCATTCATGAGTCAATGAACCCAGCAATGAGAGCCTGCGATTAACCGTTTGATCAGTGAAATTCACATGATCGCGTGTCATTCTATGGCTCTCTAGTCGCTCAACAATTTTGTTGGCAAGACCTTGCTGGATCCACTGATACTCAAGTGGTTCACATGATATTAGTCGCGGTCCCCTAGAGTCCTTCGGCACTAACACGACTTTCGCCGTGCCTGTGTCTAAGACCTTTAGGCTTTCGATCTCTTGCAGACGATCGCACACGTGCGTAAGACTAAAGCGGTAATATTCGCAATGCGGATACACCTCTTCAATCCCACGATATATCCGTCTAAAGACGGACTTCTCGTGGACGCGCTCTCCTGTAGCAACAGCTCCAGGACCGTGCTTAGGGAAGATATCCCTATGATCGAATCCTTGAAACACTCTCGTGATAAACGAGCGCGCTTCGTTAAGGATTTTGCCTTTCTCAACCTCTTTAGGAAGAGAGAGATCAACCTCGACAAACGAATCCAGAACTTGGTTCTCAAGTTCCTTATCGTATGGTAGTTCATACTTATAGAATAAGTATGTCAGCTGCCTAATGTCTCGCAAGAGGCATGCATCATACGTCGCGAAGAACCTATCCTCCAACTCCTTGAGAAAGGAGATAGGGGCTGGTTTCTCGACAACGACTGAACCCGTAAGGATCGCTTGTTCAAGCGATTTTCCATACGCAGGGAGATCAACAGTTAGAAACTGCTTACGGTCCCTGTGGCATATCATCCCGATTTCTCGGGAAAACACACCAGTTAAGTTGATACTATACTTACTCGCAATGTCACGAGTCATGCATTCGAACAGAAGCCTCATAAATCTGAAGCTTTCGTGTTTTTTACTCATATGTAGTTATCTACGCGTGGGTTTTACGGTTTGGATTATTCCATTCCTACTAATGCAGCTCATAAGACAGAGCTCCACACAAGCCGATCCGGAGTTATCCCCGTCACGCTCGTGTATGTCCCTTATTCAGGGATATCCATCACGCACCTAAGAAGCCGCCCCCCTTGCGGGGGGCGACATAGGTTTCGACAGTAGACTTAGGTCTCCCCGTTAAAAATACGGGTAGTCGAATTACTAAGTGCACTCAGACTGCTGCTACCAATCGTTCCCATAAGGAACGAAACGATATCAGCGATCATTGTGACCATAGTACTGTTCTCAACATTGGGATGTCTTGGGTAAGACATCGTCAAGGAGACAGAGGCGCGGACTGGTTTACCCGTGACAGCATCCGGAAGGAGGTTGTTACGTTGGACCAGGAACCGATCTGTGATGAGGCCCTTGTTTTCGTTCGTCTCTTGACGAGCAATCACAAGTTCCACAAACGCACCGGATCCGGCGTTATAACGCCGAACTGTGCGACCGTTGTCGGTGTCGGCAATGGATACGCTTACGCCCTGTTGGGCAAGCGCAACGGAGTTTTCAAACATAGCTTTTGTAGTTATGGGTTGAAACTAGAAGAGAAGTCTCTCCTAGAGGTTAATGCTAGAATACTAGCGTTGGTTATTCACTTCACTAACTTGGTCCACAACAACGCAGAGCCGTTTACGACTTTGCGGAGCGTGACACCTTGGAAGCGAAGTGTCTGCAGCGGGACGTCAATTAATTCACGTCTCGCTCTAATCGTCATCCACCACTCACGACTGCTCAAGTAGCTCAATGGAGCTACCAGGGAACCATTTGGTTTCCGGTGAGCAATCAGAATGAACTGACGAATGTGGGAGCTGGCACCATAGCCGGCTCCGTCTATCGTTACGTTGAGGTCCACTAGTGGGATCCTTCTACGGTGTAGCCACTCACCGACTGGAAATAACCAGTCGATTACGAAGCTAAGCGGGATCAAATTCCATACAATGGAAGGATCCGGCTCTACGCCCAGCTTTGTTGCAAAGTATAAATACTTGCCCCAAATCTGAGTCATCGTAGCTGACCAATACCTATACACTGCTGTTACGCAGGAATAGGGTTGGTGTACCCACACATACTCTATGGCAAAAACCATAGAGACGCCACCGACGGTTCGATCAAATTCGACCCGGGGTGGCAACGGAGGCTGCTCGTCTACACGATTTCGTGCGGACGTCTCGACTCCCATGCCCTCAATAAACCCTTTGTACTTCTTGCTCAAAGTGGAGCAAGTTTTCCATAGGGATACTACGTCGCGAATGAACGCGCCAACGCCGAAAGCATACTCCAAGATACCTGACGACACAAGGTCGCCAAATGTCTTGATAGTCTGCTGCCTTCCATGCTTGGACTTGTGTCCAAGTAAGAACCTGATGCGCCTATACATTTTCCTGAAACTTTTCAGGAGATGCTTGAGCTCAACAAGTTCTATCAGGAAGACGGGAAGAGAGAAGTCTGCATCCGTAGACACAAACCTCAACTTCTCGACTCTAGCATCGAACTCCGCGCTCGGGTCACTCGGCCACCAGGCTAAGTGACTCTCCACAACAGCATCTTGCGGTGCATAAGCATCGCAAACTGCAACCAAGTAATCTACGGGGAACAATTTAATGTTCCACCCTACGCTGACATTTGCCGGATTGGCAAATGAAACAACGTTAGTCGTTTGATCTGCCCTGAATTTCTTCAGGTGATACAGATTACGGTAGATAGGTCCTTCAGAATCCCACTTAATAAGTGAGTCTTCGGACTTGTACGGATCCCACGAGACACCCTCACTCACCGGCTCAGTTGAGCCGTGGTTATAGGTGACAATGGAACCCGATTGGCTGAGAGCGTTCTTAAAGCGCTCCTTGTGTGCGTCGAGTATTGACATAGTATTAACTTAGCAACACGCCG